GACGGATCAACTGATTTCTCAGGCAAAGGTGGTGTAACCATCGCAGCCTCAGAAAAACTAGATGTGTATGGAGAAGTGTCATTCATTACTGATGAAGATACTGACACAGCATACGGAACTAAAATCGGCGCTAAGTATAAGTTCTGATGAAGTTCAATGGACTATGGTTAGGAGTCTTCGGACTCCTTTCCTTTTTCATTTTTATAGAAGGTCTACATATGAAAGAACATCAGCACTGTAGATCTTGCCCCGAATGCCCACTTACAGATGAATACTAATGTACTCACTATTTGACTATATGTTGTCACCTCCTGTACGAACAGTCGTAGTCGTATCAGAAAACCAACTTAACGACCTTCGTATTAAGCAGGTAAATGAAGAAATTGAAACAGTCAAAGCCCAACAAGAAGAGCTTGAAGCTGCATATAATCGCAGAAAACAAAGCCTTCGAGATTCTTTGGCCCACCTTGAATCCCAGATAAAACAACTAGAACCTGCAAAGGAGAAACCAGATGTCACAACAAAGCGATCAAGCAAGAGCTAGCGTAACCTACTACGGACCTGAACCAGAGATCAAAGATCCTACTGAAGGCCAGAAGATTGCGAAAGCAGTTGATGATTACATGAATAATGAGACTGAAGAAGTTGTTCTTCCAGAAGAAGAGTGGGAACCTCAGTCACTAGAAGAAGCTCTCTTAGGAGAGTAACCGGAATGGAGGCACCTCAGAGTCGGACCTCCTTTTCTTTGGCATGAGCCCGGTACGCCGGATACCTTTTGCCGTCTAGACGGTGGGATAGACCACAAATTTTAAATTTCTAACTAGTTGGAATAGGTTATAATACACATTTACATTTTAAAATAACAGAAAATGGCTCAACAGTCAACAGCTCATCAGGCTTCGCTTACCCGTCCGGGTCAGTCGAACGCAACGGGTGACGCTAGGGCGCTGTATCTTAAGCTGTTCTCTGGAGAAATGTTCAAAGGCTTCCAGCACAATGCAATTGCACGTGATCTGGTAACAAAGCGTACCCTAAGAAACGGCAAATCTTTGCAGTTCATCTACACGGGTCACACTAAAGCCGAGTTCCATACTCCAGGAAATAGCATACTAGGTAACAGCGACGGCGCACCTCCAGTAGCAGAGAAGACCATCACGGTTGACGATCTACTAATCTCAAGTGCCTTTGTATATGAATTAGATGAGACACTTGCGCATTACGAGTTGAGGGGAGAAATATCTAAGAAGATTGGATATGCTTTAGCTCAGAAATATGATAGACTAATCTTCCGTAGTATCGCTCGCGGTGCTCGTAAGGCTAGCCCTGTAAGTAAGTCTGGATTCGTAGAACCAGGTGGAACACAGGTTCGTATCGGTTCTTCAGGTACCGCCGCATCAGATGCTGTAGATCCTGATAAAATTGTAAACGCGTTCTATGATGCAGCTGCAGCCCTAGATGAAAAGGGTGTAAGCTCTGATGGACGTGTTGCTGTACTAAACCCACGTCAGTACTATGCTCTTATCAAGGGTCTAGATGGATCTGGCATCGGTGCTTATCTAGTTAACCGCGACTCTCAAGGTGATGCTTTACAATCAGGTAAAGGTATCTATGAGATTGCTGGTATCAAGATCTACAAGTCTATGAACGTTCCTTTCTTCGGAGAGTACGGTACTAAGCTTGGTGGAACTGCTAGTGCTACCGACCCAGGACTACCTGCCGTTAGCAACCTCGGTTCTTTCGTACAGCAATCAGTTGAAGATGGCCGTAACTCAGTTACAGGTATCAACAACGAGTATGGTCAGCAATCTGACTTCACAAAATCCTGTGGTCTTATCTTCCAGAAGGAAGCAGCAGGTGTTGTAGAAGCAATCGGACCTCAAGTTCAAGTAACAAGTGGAGATGTGTCGGTGATTTACCAGGGAGACGTCATTCTCGGACGTTTGGCTATGGGAGCCGACTACCTGAACCCAGCTGCTTGCGTAGAACTCTTCGCAGGTGCTGCAACAGGAAACGCAGCTTTCTAAATTTATTATTATACAGGGGACTTCGGTCCCCTTTTTTATTATGGCAGTCGTATCTTATGGAGCGTCCACCGAACTGGATGCAGTCAACTCTATATTGATGAGTGTTGGAGAGTCACCTGTTAATACATTAACTGTACAGAGTCCCGAAGTGGCTATTGCACAGAAAACTCTGCAGCAAGTCTGCCGTGAGGTATTAGCAGAAGGCTGGGTCTTCAATACTGAAACAGAATATCCGATCACTCTTGACACAAACAACCATTGTATCATACCCAACAATGCATTACAAGTTGATGTAAATCAATTCAAACATCTTAATGATTTCCACGTTACTAGACGTAAAGATAGTGGGGTATGGAAACTGTACGATCAAATAGAACATAGGTTTAATTTTGAGAATACAAGTGAAGATAAATTATATGTTGATATTATATGGATGATGGACTTTGAAGAAATACCACAGATCTTCAGGGATTATATAACCATCAGAGCTTCGAGGATCGCTTCTAACCGCATGGTAAACGATCAAAGGGCTGCTGAACTCATTGGTACAGACGAGAGCCTTGCAAGGGCTTTAGCGGTAGAGTATGATGCTAACCAAGCTGACTACAATATCTTCAATGATGCTCAGTATAGGACAAACCCCGCGAGTGTTTACAAACCATATCAAGTACTCAACAGAAGATAATGGTAGCAATCAATCAACGTATTCCAAACTTTCTCGGAGGTGTATCTCAACAGCCAGACACAATTAAATTTCCAGGTCAGGTAAGAGTCATGGACAATGCCGTACCTGATGTTACCTTTGGCTTAATGAAACGTCCTCCAGGTGAGTATGTGAATAAGCTGACGAATGCTAACAGTACTGGTTATTGGTATGAGATCATTAGAGACGGTGATGAGAAATATTTAGTTCAAATTACTCCTGGTAATACAGGCTCTATGCCTATTAGAGTTTGGGACTTAGCAGATGGTACAGAAAAATCTTTAACTAATAGTTCAGGAGATAGTATATTTACATACTTATCAGGAGCAACACAACCCTATGCTATCCAAACAATTCAGGATTATACGATCATCTCTAATCCGCAGAAGACGATTGGTACAACTGGTAACACTAGCGTCCCTCTCAACAGTGGGGACTACGCTTTTGCTAGGCTAGATACTATTGCTTATAACACTGAGTATACATTATATGCAGGATCTACAGCACCAACACCGAATACATACTACCGTGCTACTGCACTAGAGGTTAGTAAAGGAACAGGAACAGGTAATAATACCTGGGATGATTCCAATAAGGATGGTAGATATGCTGGTCTGGGACAATTCTCATTTAGTGGTGGTAATAATATTACTGTCCCAAGTGGTCAGGTTGAAATTGAAAACTTAGAAGGCCATGTAACAGTCAACGCTGCTAGCTATGTAGATAGTAATACGGCTAACTATGACGGTGGTGGTACTTCATCTAGTAACTTCCTAGGTTATACACAAAACTATAAAACAAGATATACTGCACAAATTGTATTAAAAGACGGTGGTCTTATTAAGACTACAAGTGAGTCTACAGCTTTAGCTGCGTATATTGATTTAGATATTGAAGGTATATCTTATAGAATCAGAGTTGTTTCAGTAGAACCAGTTGAAACTTATGAAGGTGTATCTGGTATAGCTTTTTATAGAGCACCTAAGAACCCTGATAAGGGTAGTCTTAGTATGTCTAAAATAGTAAAAGCTCTTCATGATTCAATCAACAGTAACTTAGCTAATGTAACTGCTGAAGTTATAGGTAGTGGTATGTATCTATACGGTAGTGCAGCCCCTACAGTAAACTTCCTCGGAGGTGCTGTTAATGAAAACATGAACATCATTGGTAATACTGCTCAAGATGTGAGTAGATTACCAGGAATGTGTAAGCATGGATATGTAGCACAGATAGCTAACTCAGAAAATGTAGATGCTGATAATTATTATGTAGAGTTTATAGCTGATAATGGTACCCAAGGTACTGGTAGATGGGAAGAGTGTGTTAGACCTCACCACTTTTCATCAAGTAGTGACCCCATGGTTAAGGGTTGGAATCCTGCAACAATGCCACATGCTTTAGTTAATAATCGTAACGGTACATTTAGTTTTAAAAAGCTAGATGAAACCACAGCTAATGCAGATAGTAATGATAACTACTGGAAATATAGGCAGGTAGGTGACGATATAACCAACCCATTCCCTAGTTTTAATGGTAAAAATATCCAGAAAATATTTTTTCACAGAAATAGGTTAGGCATGATTGCTGATGAACAAGTAGTCATGAGTCGTCCAGGAGATTACTTTAATTTCTTTGTTGTATCAGCAATTACTACGAGCGATGACAACCCTGTGGATATTACGGTATCTGACATTAAGCCTGCTTTTGTCAACCATGTTCTACCTATTAATAAAGGTGTTATGATGTTTAGTGATAACGGGCAATTCCTGTTATTCACTGAATCTGATATATTCAGCCCTAAAACAGCAAGGCTTAAGAAGATATCTAGTTATGAATGTGATGCATCTATACAGCCTATAGATCTGGGAACATCAGCTATGTTCACATCGAACGTATCTGCCTATACTAGAGCATATGAATCAACCATCTTAGACGATGATGTACCACCTAAAATCCTAGAACAGACTAGAGTTGTACCAGAATTTATACCCAAAGACATTACGATGTCTGCTAATTCAACTGCTTTAGGTATTGTTACATTTGGTAAAAAAGGTAGTAGTGAACTGTATCATTATAAATACTTTGATTCTGGAGAACGTAGAGACCAGTCAGCTTGGTATAGCTGGACTTTAACTGGAACTCTACAACATATGTGCTATACAGCAGGTAGTTTCTTTAGTATTACTTTACAAGGAACTGATTATATTCTTAGTAGACATGAATATGTAGTTGATGCTACCAGTGCTAGAACTTATGTATTAGGAGGATCTACTTCAGACGTGGGTTCACCTCTAAAAGGTGCCAGATGGTTTGAAGCATGTCTTGATAACATGACTATACCAACTGCTTCCAATTATACAGCTCAGGGTGGGTCTGTGACTGGACCTGGATTTACGGATTTAACTATCCCGTATACCCCGACAGCTGCTACAAATTTCTATGCAGTAGCTCTTTCAGGTACTGATACAGATGGTAATAATGTTGCTGGAACTGTAGTTAAGGCTACTTCTGTAGGTACTAATAAAGCTACCTTTGAAGGTATTGATTTAACTGGTTGGGTAGTTGCTGTAGGGTATCGTTATACTACTACTGTAGAGTTACCGAACTACTATCTAGCTTTAGCTGAGAACAAATATGATGTTGATGGAGACCTTAGAATCTCTGGAATTAATTTTGAGATGGGTGTTGGTGGACCTATGGAGTTCCATTTAAGTTCTACCTATGCTGATAGTGCAGATTATATACAATATGAATCCGGATTAATGTTAGATGACAGTGACTTTGGTAAACCTCCAAGCACATTAACTAAATCAGTAAGAGTACCTATACAAAGAAAGAACGAGAAATATAGTTTAACTATTAAAATACCTGACCCTTTTTCCATCGCTTTAATCTCAGGCTCCTGGGATGGCAAATACAACCAAAGAAGATATGCACGAAAGTAAGTTTATTCAACCCCTCACTCCTGAGTTAGCTCTGAGTGTGGGGTTAAACTTGCGTCGAGAAGATCGACGTGAAGTAGAAGAGACGACTGGATGGACTGCCGAAGCAGTTTGTGTTCAGTCATATTTTAATTCCGCGTATGGAAGCTCAGTTTACTTTGAGGTTCCCAACGGCAAGGCTGCCGGAGTGGCAGGTGTAACCCCACAGAATATCATATGGATGCTTTGTACTGAGGCCAGCACAGAGTATCCACATACATTTGTGAGAGAAGCACGACGCTGGGTAAATTCTTTACCTAATCCTTATGTATTTAACCATGCAGACATGCGGAATGAAAGTCATATTAAACTACTTAAATTGCTAGGCTTCAAATTTATTCGGTACCATGTACTAAACGGAGTCCCTCTAATTGAGTTCATAAAATTATGTGCGAACCAACCCTAATATTATCAGCGGTAGTTGGCGCAGGTACGGCGATCTCTGGAATTCAAGAACAGAATCGCGCACATAGTGCACAAGTTGCACATGTGAATCGTCAAAACGCTATAGCTAAACAAGATTATTTAAATAAAATAAGTATCTCTGCTTTTAATGACCAGCAAAAATTAAATGTATTTGAAGCCCAGCTTGAAGGGGAAGCGGCTGAAAAAGAAGCATACTACAAACAAAGAGAAATAAACCAACTTGAAGCAGATAGAGCAAAAATTGCTGCTAAGATGGAACTTCAAGATAAAATTGAAGAAGCACAGCTTAAAGGTCAAGAAAAACTAGCAGCTTCTATTAGAGCACAAGGTACTGTACTTGCTGGTGAAACAGTAGGTGGATCTATGCTATTAGAAGCACAACAAGCTGAACGTGAACTTGGTTTTGCAACTGCTACAATCGATGCTGGACTATGGAATGCTGAACAACAGTATGCTATGAAAAACTTTGAGATTGATATGGGTCAGTTTGCAGCTGATGCTCAAGCTACTATGGGCTTATCTGGTGGACCATCACAAGCTCCAACTGCATCCTTTATGACTGTTAAACCTATGAAGATGAATGCACCTAAAAAACCCTCTATACTTGGACCTATCCTTAGTGGAGTTACAGCCGGATTTACTACCTATATAGGCACTAGCGGCTTCCGAGGAGGAGGAACTGGTGGTCTTGGTGCTGGTGAAGGTTTTAAAATGCCTTCAGAAGCGTTTACCGGTACATCAACAGGTCCATCATTCGCTCAAGGTATGAATATGCCATCACTTCTAGGAAATTAATATGTCATCATCATTTAGACAACGTAATATTACCAAGCCAGGTGGTGATACTAAGAGAGCGACTGATTTAGAAAACGCTCGTAGATCCTGGATTAATGAAGCTACTGGTGTCAATAGAGACTGGAAAGCAATTGCAAGTAATCAAGCTGCTTTAGCTAAAAAAGAAGCTGATTCTGTAGCCAATTCCTTATCTAGTTTTTCAAAATCTTTACATGATTGGAAAATTAAGGATATAGCCCGAAAACAAGAGCAAGGTAAGCTTGAAGCTAGGAAACAGAAACGTGAAGATGCTTTACGTTTAATTGAACTGGAGGGGCAAGTAACTGAATTAGAGAAACAAACACAATTAACTAAAGAACAGGATACCCAGTATCAATATCTTAAGCAAGAAATGCTTAAAGTTAGTGGTACGAATGTTTATCCAGAAGCTGATAGAATAGCTCATCTATCACCATGGGCTCAGGTTGGTTATGCTCAAGAGAAGCTACGTTCATTT